GAAGGTTCCAACGTCGTCCCAGACAACAGCCTGATCCAGGGACGCGTCTTCCATCCGCGCCACGAGAGTGGCTGCGGCGTAGGTTTCCCGTTCGACATGGCCCACAGCACGATATCCGGGGATGGCGATGGCGAGCCCGAGGTCGAGCCCGCCCGCGCCGGAGCAGAGGGAGAGGCCGAACAGGCATGCGTCTCCGGCTCCGGAAGCGCTTCCGGAGGAAGGTAAAGCCAGGTCATGCATGTCACGCAGCGGTCTTGCGCTTTCGCGCGGGTTCGGGGGCGGCGTCCGTTTCTGGCGTATCGGCCGGGGGTACGGCATCGTCGCCCAGCCGCTCGGTCCTCAGCTGCGCGAAGGTCCGTCCGTCGCCGTTGAGTATTGCTTCGCGGCCGGTCTCTGCCTGCCAGCGCTCCACGGCGACATCGACATAGGCCGGGCTGATCTCCATCGCGAAGACGCGCCGGCCGTTCGCCTCGCCCGCCATTATCTGCGAGCCGGAGCCGCAGAACGGCTCGTAGCAGAGCCCGCCGCGCGCCACATGCTGGCGCATCGGGATGCCGAAGGCGTCGAGCGGTTTCGGCGTCGGATGGTCGGGACGCTCGTCCTTGGCGAAGCTGGGCAGCGCCCATGTCGATGGCAGCGTTTCCTCGGCCACCTTCGGCGGACGGTTGGGGCGGCGCCAGCCCATGAAGCAGGGCTCGTGTTTCCAGAGGTAATGGGAGCGGGTCAGGACGCCCCGGTCCTTCACCCAGATGATCTGTTGGTGGACGAAGGCGCCGGCCTTTTCCCAGCAAGCCTCCAGCATCGCCTGGCGGCGCGACGCGTGCCAGCAGTACCAGGCCGCATCCTCGGTGATCGCCTCGGCCACGGCCGCCAAGATGAAGCCGTCGTAAAGCTCTGCGCCCTGCGAACTGTCGTCCCAGGTCGTGCCGTAGGACGCCGACCAATCCTTGTTGCGAGTCGGGTGGTTCGAGCCGTCGTAATCGACGAGGTATGGCGGGTCGGTCGCGAACAGGATCGCCCGCTCGCCGTTCATCAGGCGGCGCACGTCGGCAGCGCTGGTGCTGTCGCCGCAGAGCAACCGGTGGTCGCCAAGGATCCAGAGATCGCCGGTCCGCGAGGCTGGATTGCGCGGCGGCTCGGGGATGGTCACCGGCGGCACGGAGCCCCCGGCGCCACCTTCTTCACCGTCGTCTTCCGCGACGTAGGCCAGCAGCTTGTCGAGTTCGCCGTCGGAGAAACCCACGAGCGACAGATCGAAATCCTCGGCCAGCAGGTCGTTCAGTTCCGCCGAGAGCAGCGTCTCGTCCCAGGTGCCGAGTTCGGTCAACTTGTTGTCCGCGATGCGGTACGCCCGGCGCTGCGCCTCCGTCAGATGCCCCAGCACGATCACCGGTGCCTCGGTCAGCCCGAGCTGCGTCGCGGCCAGCACGCGGCCATGGCCAGCGATCAGTTCACCGTCCTCGGCGACGAGGCAGGGCACGGTCCAGCCGAACTCGGCCATGCTGGCGGCGATCTTCGCAACCTGGTCCGGCCCGTGCGCCTTCGCGTTCTTCGCGTAGGGCTGCAGGCGCGCAAGCGGCCAGGTCTCGATCGCGTCCGGGGCGAAGCTCAGCGTCATGGTGGGCAAGGTTCCTCGGTCGTGTGGATGCCGGTGGCTTCCGGACTCCGGATGCCACGCTGGACTCCACACGGGGTCCAGCGGCCACCTGCGGTGTCCGGTCGGAACGCAAGCGTTCATTGGTGTTTGCGCGGTGCGCGCGAGGCTCCGGCTTCGGGGTGGCTTCCCAAAAATCCGGCCCTGTCGCTGGCGATGTCCCGCGCTTCGCCCGCCAGCATACGAATATCGCGCAGAAGGAACCGCGAACTCGGCCGAGGGGGCTTGGCAGGGGCGGACAGCGGCCCGAAAGGAAAGGATCAGCGCCTTTCCTTTTCCAACGGACCTGCCAACGAAAGGATGGTTTCGTTCGGGATCGCGCCGCGCGCGCCTCTCCCGAGCTTATCCCGAACCTAGCTCGCGAGCGGCTTTTCTGTCCCGTCGAAAACTGTCCGCCGCACACCTTCCCCTGTGGTGCGCACGGTCACGCGCCACCGGCAAGCTCGATCACCTTCCGCTTCGACAGGTTGCGATTGAACCGACGCCGGTTGAGTCTCAGCGAGATGACGCAGAGCCCGTAGAGCCAGTGCTGGTTGGCGGCCGAGCGTTGCAGACCGACCGTCCAGCAGATGGTCTTCCACCGCTCGCCATGGGCGCGCATCCAGACGATCTTGCCATCGACAGGGTCGAGGCACGCGGTCCAGGTCAGCGTCTCCTCCATCCGGCTGATCGCCTGCGGCGAGGGCAGCACGTGCATGGGCTTCGGCTCCTGGCCTACCTTGTCGGCGAAGGAGTGGACGATCTCGGGCCATGTGCTGAAGTAGCCCTGCCGTCGCGGCTCGGGCAGGCGCTTCAGCACGAGGGCCGCTTCGGCAAGACGGGCCTCGACGAGGGACGGGGTCCACTTATCCATGGCGCCCTCCCACGCTGGAGGGCGGCGGTCCATAGAGCTTTTCACCCAGCTGGCGGACGAGTTCGCGTTCCGGCCATGTCAGGCGTGCGTCCTCGAGCGAGACGGCAAGCAGTCCTTGCTCGCGCCAGCCCTCGCGCTTGACCTGTTCGGGATCCCGGCGCTGGCCGCCGTAACCGTGGGGATGCCATCTCATGCGACACCCCCGTTCGTCTCGATCGCCCATAGCAGGATGGCGATGGCGTCGGCCTCGTTGTCGTCGGCGGGGCTGAAGCCGCGGGCGCGGACGGCGGCGATCATCGCGGCCTTATCGGCGTTGCCCTTGCTGGTGGCGTGGCGCTTGATCGTTCCGACCGGGACGCCCTCGTAGGGCACGCCCCGCAGTTCGGCCCATGCGGTCAGCGTGGCCATGAGCCCGCCGTAGATGTGGCTCGCGTCGGTGCCAGCGTGGCGGCGGACTTCCTCGAACCAGATGGCGGCGACAGGACCGGACAGCCGGTCGATCTCGGTCAGCCAGTTGGTGAAGCGCAGGTAGCGCATGCCGCCCCCGTCGAAGCGGCCGGGACGCAGCGAGACGGTGCCGCTGGTGATCAGGCCGTCATGGCCACGGATCGCCCAGCCGGTTGAGGTGCCGAGGTCGAGCGCGAGGATGCAGCGGTTGCGGGGGGCGTCGAGCGGCAGCGATTCAAACCTTGCGCCGTCGCAATTCGGGATCAGAGTCGGCTGAGCCATGATGGGTCTCCTTTGCCGGTGGCCTGTGGTGGTGGAAGACGACGGCGGTCTGGTGCTTGGCGGTACGGGGCCGCCGTCGTCGGATCGGAAAGCACAAGGGAGGGTGACGGCGGCGCGCGCGGCTGGCCCGGACGTATGGGAGGAGTGGCCAACCCTGTGGGGTGGCCCTCCCATACGTAGTATGGGGGTTTGACACCTAACTGTTCCGAGGAGGACAAGTGGCTGAAATCATTGCGGAATAAGACTTCATGAAGTCTTCGGGCATGAGTCAGGGACCTAACTCTTATTTCCCCGTAACCCGTTGATTTCGTTGAGTGCACAGTTGGCGCTGTCATATGAGTCAGGCCTCACTCATATGAGTTGGGTCGTCTTCCAGCCCCTCCGGGTAGACCCAGACGGCGGGGTTTTCGACCTGCAGGCAGAGCCCGGACTGGGGGCATTTGAAGTGGCTGGGCAGGACCGGACTGGCGCTTGTGGTGACCTCGCCGGTGTCCGAATCGACCTCCTCGACGGGCGCGCCGAACTGCATGCCTTCCACGCAGAGGTAGCCGAACCGAGACCGGGTGACGGGGAAGCCGAACCCCGAGGGGTCGCGCAGGAACTTCACGAAGCCCTTGGTCGCCAGCACGCTGAGGCGCTCGCGGATGGTGTGCTTGCTGCCCAGACCGCCCCGGTTCTCGAAGGTCTCGGCGAACTGCATGGCGGTGTAGAGGCGCTCGCTCGCAGCCTCATCCAGCAGCATACCGAGGATGACATCGTGCTTTCGCAGCCGTTCGGCATCGAGCCTGGCGCCGACCTCCTTGCGCACCAGGCGCTCGTTCATCGGGTTCAGTTCGACCCATTCGCCCTTCACCTTGTCGATCAGCTTGCCGGGCAGCGCGGGGCCATTGCGCAACTCGATCTCCAGCCTGCGGACGCTGCTGTCCTCGTCGGGTCGGTGCATGAGCAACCCCGAGGTGTAGAAGCCGCGCAGCGCGCTGGCGCCGGAGAGCGCGAGGAAGGGATCGTCCTTGACCTGGTGCTTGGTGGCCTTGCGGGTGTGGTGGGCGAGGATCACGCCCGCGTCCGGATTGACCGCCTCACGGAGAAGCTCCACACGGTCTTTCAGGAAGAACATCATGGCGGTGTTGTCGTTTTCGCCGCCGCCGTCTGGTCCACCGTCGAAGAGGTTGCGGATCGGGTCGATGACGAGGACGTCGGGCGGCGCGTCGGCGAATGCGGCCCGGATCGCCTCGGCCACGCGGGCGACGCCCTCCGCGTCGAGCAACAGCTTCAACTTCGGGGTGGCGATGAAGGTGTCGCGCGCGGCGGCGATCACGGCGGCGGGCAGCGCGATCTGCCGCATGCGCTCGCGCAGATAGTGATACTGGATCTCGGCCTGCAGATAGAACACGCGCAGCGGCCGCGGCGGCGTGAAGCCGAGGAAGGGCACGCCAGCGGCCATGTGCACGAGCCAGGAGATCAGGAAGTCGCTCTTGCCGACCTTGGGCGCGCCGCCCAGCACCAGGAGACCGCCCGGCGTCAGCACGCGCGGCCCGATGACGTCCTCGGGCATGGGGCTCGTGTCGTCGAGCAGCGCGCCGAGGCTGAAGGTCGGCAGCGGGCTGGCCGGGGCATCGACGTGCGCTGCGCGCAGGAGCGCCGGACCGTTGCGCTTCACATGCAGCTCCCAGAGCCGTTCGGACTCGGCCATCAGCCGATCGAGCGGCCAGGACGGGCGCAGCATGGCGGCGTTGTAGCCGCAGATCGCCTCCCAGCCTGCGAAGGGGTCGAGGCGGCCCTCGTGCACCAAACGAACGTAATGGCCGATGGCGGCGCTTGCCCCCTGGAACCGGGACCAGTCGTCAACAGCGCCCTCGCGCACCGGCGTGGTGAGCACCGCGTCGATGCCGGGCTTCGCGGTCGGCGCGGCAACGTCGCTGGCGAAGCCCACACCGGGCAGCGGCGGCATCTCGGCGACCTTCTCGGCGAAGTCCGCAAGGTCGACTTCGACGTCGCGCTGTTCGCGGATCTGCACGAGGCGCTGGTGGCCGTGCTTGTGATAGACCGTGCCTGGCACCCGGATCGGCTGGTGCGCCGAGCGGAAATGTGTGTCGCCGCCGACCTTCACGGCGATCTCGCCGCGCAGGCGGCAGAGAGTGGCCAGGTCGCCGCCCTCCGCGGGCTCGGTCAGTTTCCACCAGACATGGAGCTTGGCCGCACCCTCGGGCGTGCGCCCGCCGCTTTCGATGATCAGCGTCGGCGGACCAAGATGGTGGGTGACATGGTCCAGCTTGGCCGGGATGTCGCCCGCGTCGAGATCGACGACGATGGCCTGCATCTGCAGCACATCGGCGGCGCGGGCCTGACCCTGCTCGGCGACAGTGCCGGGGATGACATAGACAGCGGCGCCCTCGCGGTTCGCCCACGCGGCGAAGGTCGCGAGTTTTCCGGGCGCGGTGTCGTCGGCGGGGATCCAGATGTTGTGCGGCTTGCCGTCCCGGCCCTGACCCTTGTCGACGAAGCCGCGGAGCGGGATCAGCCCCTCGCACCAGCTGAACACGGTGTCGAGGAAGACGGCGATCTGCTCGGGGTCGGGGTCGCAGCCGAAGGGGTTCTCGGACGGTGGCCCGTCGTTGAAGTCCATCCACGGGTTGAAGTGCAGGATGCCGTCGTCGCTCATGCCGGCAGCCCCCAGCAGCGCTCGGACCACGGGCAGAAGCGGCATTCGAAGAAGTCGGGCGTGGTGGCGACGCGCGGCAGAAGCTCGCCCGCGTCGGTCGCCTGCAGGATCCGCACGCCCCGGTCGGACATGCGCTGCGCGAGATCGGCGTCGAAGGGCACCAGTTCGTGGTACATCTCGGCCGTGTCTTTGTTGATCGCGGTAAACACGGCGGGCGCGGCCGAGATGCCGGGGACCGTCGCCTCCATGTAGGCCTGGTAGAGCGCGATCTGGGCGGCGTAGACCGGCTTCGACTTGGTCACGCCGTCCTTGACGCAAGCGCGCCAGTTCTTCGCGTTCATCGTCTTGCATTCCCAGAGCGCGGGAACGGCGAGACCGAAGCCCTCGGGCCCGGCGGCAATGATGCCGTCGACATGACCGCGGATGCGCCCGCCAGCGACCGAGAAGCCAAACTGGCCGCCATCGGGCCGGTTGCCCTTGCGGGTGTAGAGGTCGAACCCCGCGCCGCGCAGCCAGGCGACGGCCAGATCCTCGAGCGCGTGGCCGATGGCGAAGATGCGCAGCGACTGGCCGCTGAAGTCCTGGCCCTCGTCCTTCGGCGTGGCCGTGAACTCGAACTGCAGCGCGCGCTCGCAGGCATGGCCGAGGCGCGAGCCGCCGAGATAGTCGCGGGGCGGCCGCGTGGCCTGATCAGCGGTGAGCGCCCGATCGACAGCGGCGTTGACCTGCTCGGCGAAGCTGGGCCGATGATTGTAATCGAGGGTCAAAACGGCACCTCCGGCGTCTGCGCCCGGACGATGTCGGACATGGCCTCGCGGAAACCCTCGACGGCTTCCTCGATCAGGGCGCGGACCTGCGCCTCGGTCAGACCGGCCAGCGGGGTGGCCCAGCCGATCTCGTCCATCAGCAGCGCCACGCGCTTCATGGTGGCGGTGATCGCGGCGCGCTCTTCCTCGGTCAGGTCAACCATGGCGAAACGCTCCCTGGCCAAGCGCGTCCAGAAGGACTGGCAGGGCATCGAGCAGAACCAGACCGAAGGCCGGGGCCGCCTCATTCGGTGCGGATCGAACCAGCCAAAACCACGGGTGGGTTGCCGGCAGACAGCACAGAGCGTCCCACGCGGATGCCAGAGCCGCCGCCGGTCCTCGGCGTTGATGGATGTGACGGGCATCATGGGTCATGCCGCCCTCCGCTCGGGTGCAGCCGCAGCGTCGATCAGCTGCCGGATCGCGCGCTTGTTGAAGCCGAAGGTCATAAGCGCCGAGGCGCGGTAGCGCGTCAGCCCGAAGTCATGTCGACACTCGGGCGGCAGATACTGCAGCTGCTTCTCGGTCGGCGGCTGGCGCAGCCAGGAGCGGGTCTTGAAGGCGCTTTCGTCGGTCTCGTGGGTGTTCAGCCAGTCGTCCGCCTGCGCGAGGCAGACCGTGCGCTCGCCGACGCCGAGCAGATGCGGGCGTTCGCCTTTGGCCCCGCCGATTGCGTACCAGAACCCGTCCAGCCAGAAGATGCCGCCCCAGGCCGCGAAGCCCGTGGCCATCAGCGCATCGTCCGTGCCGTAGAGGTCGACCCACGCGAAGCTGGACCGCTTCAGCAGGTCGATTTCCGTCATCATGAAGCCCGACAGCGGCGCGGCACCGCCGCCTTCACCTGTCTCTTCGTCCTCCCGCGGGAACGCCTCGCCGCAGAGCGGGCATTCGGTGGCGGCAAGCGGGATCTCCGCCTCGCAGGCAGGACAGGTCTTCGTCGGCGCTTCGCCGGTTTCGGTCTTGCCGTCGAGATCGACATCCTGTTCCAGCGTGCCGTGGATCAGGCTCGAGGTGCCGAAATCCAGCACGACGCAGTCGGTCTTCACGATGCCAGGATGTTCCTCGGGATCAACGGTGCGCAGGCCGCGCCCGACCATCTGGATCATGGTGGACTTGTAGGAGCTGGGCCGCAGCAGCACGACGCAGGAGGTGGGCGGATGGTCCCAGCCCTCGGTCAGCACGGCCACGTTAACCACGACGCGGATGCTGCCCGCCGCATAGTCGGCGAGGATCGCCTTCCGCGTCTCGGCCGCCAGATCGCCGTGGATCAGCGCGGCGGAAACGCCCGCCGCCCTGAAGGCGTCGGTGACGTGTTCGGCGTGCGCGACGGTGGAGCAGAACACCACGGTCTGCCGGTCGCCTGCCTTCTCCTTCCAGTGCCGGATCACCTCGTCGGTGACGGGAGCGCGGTCCATGATGCCCGCCACCTCCGCCATGTCGAAATCCGACATGGTCTTGCGGACCGAGCGCAGCTCGTCCTGGACACCGACATCGATGACGAAGGTGCGGGGCGGCACGAGGTGGCCAGAGGCGATGAGCTCGCCCAGCCGGACCTGGTCGGCGACATTATCGAAGACCTCGCGCAGACCCTTTTTGTCGCCCCGGTTCGGCGTCGCCGTGACCCCGAAGATGCGGGCGTCGGGATTGGCCTCGCGCACCCGGTCGATGATGCGGCGGTAGCTGTCGGCGACGGCATGGTGCGCCTCATCCACGACCAGCAGGTCGAGGCGCGGCATGTCGGCGAGGTTCGAGGTCCGCGCCAGCGTCGGCACCATGGCGAAGGCGACCTGGCCGCCCCAGGATTTCTCCGTGGCGTCGATCACCGAGGTGGCGACGCCCGGCACCACGCGCTGGAACTTGGCGCGGTTCTGCGCCGTCAACTCGTCGCGATGGGCCAGCACGCAGGCCTTCGCGCCTTCGCCGATCATCTCGCCGGTGACCGCCGAGAGCATGATGGTCTTGCCCGCACCGGTGGGCGCCACGCCCAGCGTGTTGCCGCGGGAAGCGAGCGCAGCAACGCTGCGCTCGACGAAGGTCTTCTGGCGGGGGCGCAGGCGCATGGCCGGTCTCCCCCTTACTGCGCCCAGCTCGGCCGACCGGCGGCGCCGGGGGCGGACGCGGGCTGGCTGGGCTGGGTGGCCGTGGTGGGCTGCTGCGGGGCGTGCCCCTGCGCCGGGGCGGCGGTGAACTGCGGCGCGACCGTGCCCATCAGCGCGGCGTAATCGCGATGATCGGGGGTGACGGCAGCGCGGATCTCGTTCTTGTCCTCGCCGTTGGTGTCGGTGCCGATGTCGATGCGTGCGATGAACTCGACGCCGTCGAGATCACCGAACCCGTTGATGCGGCGGCGGGCCTGCGCCTCGGGCGAGTTGTCCTTGTCGGATACGCCGCGCGCCGAGTTGAGGATTCCGCGGATCAGGCCGCGCCCCATGTTCGCCCAGTCCGGGCCTTTGGGACTGTAAAGGCCGATCAGCGACCAGACCTTCCGCCGGGCATAGGGCCCCTCGAGCACCGTGTATTCGGCGTCGAGATAGACGGCGCCGGTGGCGGCGCGGCGCGCCCAGCCGCCGGTCCAGCCCTGCGAGGGGTCATCGAAGCCGCCCGGGCGGAGCGTCAGGCGCACCTTGGCGAGGGTGCCCTTCGGGATGACGTTGGTGTTGGATTGCGCAGAGTTGAAGTCGTTCCAGGATCCAGACATGACTGGGGTCTCCTCTTTCAGGTGTTTTCGGAATGGGTGGGAGCACCGGTGGTCGGCGCGGTCGCGGTCGCAGGCGGGCTGCGATATGCCAGCCGCTCGGATGCGGGCTTCACGGGTCCGCGGATCTTCGCCATCAGTCGGCCGAGATGCGGCTCCTCGATCAGGTCAAGGCGGCCGGAGCGGTCCTTCGCGGGGAAGTTCCACGAATTGATCGTCTGGCAGACGAAGGCCCTGTACGGCGTGCCGGACTCGTCCTTGATCTCCGCCATCGTCAGGACTTCATCGACGATGCCCGGCAGTTCGAGGCCGGTCTTCGAGCCGTCGATCTGCGGCTGGAAAACGCGCCGATTGAAGTCGTCGAGCTTCTCGTCGAGGATCCCGACGAACCAGACGTTCTTCGCCCGCGTGTGCTGGAGATGGGTGAGCCACGCGACCATCTCGCGGCCGTGCAGGCCGTAGGCGCCGCGGACGTCGGGCTTGCCGGTCTTGTCCGAGAACGCCTCGGGCTGGCCGCGGCACCATTGGAAGCAGAGCCGCCCGGCCACGGTGATCGAGTCGATGAAAACGGTCTCGTATTTCCCGATCACCTCCGGATCGCCGTAGCGCCCGCAGACCTCGTCGAAATGCGCCTGGCTGTAAGGCTGGTCCTCGCGCAGCGCCGGGTTCGGCCCGCCGATGAACACCGCGAAGTCGCGGCATTCCTTCCAGGTGCGGGGCCGGACGCTGTCGCCGGACCATCCCTCGATGGCAAGGTCGCCCGCTTCCAGATCGATGAACAACGTAGTGGCGGGGTCGAGTGTCCAGAGAAGACTGGTCTTGCCGATCCCGGACTTGCCGAAGATCGTACCCTTGATGCCGCGCGGCTCGGCGAGACGCTGATCGGCCGAAATGATCGGGAGAGCCATCATTTGCCTCCCTTCGCCGCGATCAGGGCATCGATCGCGATGTCCGCACCCAGCGCGCCGGCCTTGCGCCCCTCGTCGTGAAGGGTGCGCACGGCGTCGATCTCGCGGTAGAGCGCCGACGCCCGCTCGTTCAGCCCGATGAGGGCGAACGCCAGGTCGTCGATCGACGCCGTCCCGACCGGCTTGAGGGTATCGTCGCGACGTTCGCCAAGGGCCGGCACCCGGATCGTCTCGGGTAGCTTGTCCAGCCCGTAATGCCGCTCGCGGAGCACCGCGAGTTTCTTCGTGATGCTCATGACGTCACCTCGTTGGTCAGGGAAAGGCGGAAGCTGGGCCTGCCGGTGCGGACGGTGCGCGCGTCCTCGAAGGCAGAGCGGATGCGGCTCGGCCAGGCCGCGAACTTGCGTTCGGGCACCTTGATCGCGACGTCGACGTATTCGGCGGGGTCGTCGCCCTCGGCCCGGATGCGATCGACAAGGGCGGCGAGTTTGTCCTGGTCCCAGTCCACCCGCTTCGGCAGGTCGGCGATCACGGTGACCGTGCCATCGTCGAGGCGGATCGTGCCGGTGTCCTTGCCGGCGGCCTGGCGTGCCGCGTGGGCACGATCGACGTACTTGAGCGCGACGGCACCATCGACCCAGTCGCAGATCGTCTTGGCGCGACGCAGGGCATCGGCGGCCTCGTCCTGCAGGAGGGCGAGTTGCTCAGCGGGCATAGCGGCGATATCGCCGACGGCCATGTGCCGGAGCTCATCGAGCGAGATGCGGTTGGAAATCGTCATCACCGCCCCCTCACGCCGCAGGCTTGGCAGGGGTGTCGGCGGTGCTCGCGCGGATCTGCTCGCGCTCGTACTCCTCGACGTCTTCGAGGCGGTACACGACCCGACCGCCGAGTTTGACGAAGCGCGGGCCTTCGCCCGTCCAGCGCCACCGCTCAAGCGTGCGGTGGCTGATGTTCCAGCGCGCAGCCAGGTCGATCTGGTTGAGATGTTTCGTAGCCATCTGTGTCTCCTTGGGTTCTTGTCGAAAACCTGCGGAGAGGATGGCTACCGGGCGGGTAGGAGCCGGGGAGGAGCCAGGTAGGGCTCAAGGTAGGATTCGGAAAAACCGGCTCAGAAATGAAAAAAGCCGCCCCATCGGGCGGCCTTGCAGTTGAGAGATTCAGCGCATCAGAGGAACAACCAACAGCGGCCATTCTCCTCTCTGATGAAATCACGCCATTCAGCTCTCCCGGAGAAAGCCTTCGCCAGCGTGTTGACGCTGGTGCTGTATCCGGCGCTCTCCAGAACCTCGGCGGTCAGAAGTTCCGGATGGCCGGATTTCCAAGCATCATACAATTGCCGGATGATTGCGCGCTGTTTCGATCCAGAGAATGCATGCCGTGTTCCGCGAACTGTGAGGGACGCGCCGTCGGCCGCCATGGTGATCAGGTCGTCGTTCAGCTGTGAGCCTGCCGCAACACGGGCAGCCAATAGGTCGGGAACGACAGCATGACCGTTGTGATCGGCGACATCTCGAACGGCGATCAGCGTATGACCGAGGTGCACGTCAGTCGGCAGGCGATTCCCAGGCGTGAAGCTCAGGACGATTCGCAAGCCGGGCGCCGGACGCTTGCGGGCAGTATCGATGAAACTTTTCCAAATCCCTGGTTCGCAGAGCCGACGGCCAATCCAGACGGATGTACGTTTGCTGCGTCCTGGAAGTCGCGCGTCGCCGACCTCCCACAGATGGTCGGGCACGAGTTCGACTGGGCCGGTTCGCGGCGACAGATCCAGCCGCTCCAGCAGCTGTTCGAGCAACGTGTTGAAGTTGACACGGTACGTCGCCAACTGATCACCGGGGACATTCACCCAACCCGCTGACGGGCTGAAATACCCATATGCCCGATGTTCAGATGACCAAGTCAGATTTACGGGCTCGTCTTCATGGTCGACGAGTGAAACAGCCGCCCGCGAGTGATCTTTCGGCTGAAGGATCCCTGCCGCCTTCAGCGCTGGCGCGACGCGCCCATAGTAGCCGTCGAGGACCGAGCCGCTGATGACCGCATCCGGCGTCTCGATCACAGACAGCAGCAGGTCTGCCGCCTTTCGATCAATCGACGACGGCACTATCTGCCCCGGAAAGAATGCCCCAACGGCGCAGGTACTTTTCGCCGATCAGCTGCTCCTCCTCGGTCTGGTCCTTGAGATTGCAGCCATGCGGCATGGTGATCGTCAGCGGCAGCGTCCGGCCCCGCTTCGCGTCACCCTTGGGGTGGAATTTGATGGTCAGCTTCGCCTGCGTCGCGATCCATCCGCCGGCTAGTGGATCGTTGGCGCCGAACCGCTCTGCCGACATGCTCCAGATGGTGCGGTCGGCTTTCCGAAGGCATTCGAGGGTGGCGCGTTCGGCGTTATTGTCGATGGGCATCAAACGCAGCTGCTTGACCTCGACGGATTCGATCCCGTCCTCCGGCTCTGTCGGGAAGGCAAAGGGGTGCAGGAGAACATCCAGATCGTAATTCCGGAACGGCACCTTTTCACTCTGGAATTCAATCCCGAGCAGGTCCCGCGCCATGAAGCGCACCATCTCCTCGCGGCTTTCACGGTCATTGGCCACGACCTCGATGACGCCGGTTGCCGGCTCGTAGGTCATCGCTGCCTCGAACACTGGGCGGCGGGCGCGACGGACGAGCGCGCCGCCATCGTCGAACGCTAGGAAGTCGTCCAGCAGCCCCTCGCGGTAGATTGCGATCTGCACCAGCTCGCAATCCTCGCCGTCAAAGGTCGGCCGGTAGCGCCCGAAAATGTCGATGTGGATATTGTTGGAAGCGAACCGCTCGCGCAGCGCCGCCTTGAAGGAATCGAGGGATGCCTCGTCGCGGCGCAGGTCAAGGTGCGGCTCACCGATGAACCCGTCCCAACTCCGGCCGCGCCGCCGCTCGTCGGTGTAGCGGACCTCTTCGGCGTGACGGAACCGAATCGGCTCGTTCAGGAACATCCAGAGCGAGCGGGCGTGACCATTCGCGAGTTCGTCGAGACCCGTGCGGTCATAGACGACACTATAGAGTGCAGTCTGCCCGGCATCGTCGGCGAGAGCTCCAACACGGTCGGCATCATTGACGATGCGCGCGCGGGCTTCGTCGTCCATCTCGTCGACGGCGCAGAGCGTGACGCGAACCACCTCCGGCTCAGGCGCCTCCCAATCGACCTCGGTCGGAAGCTCAATGCCGGTATGGTGGAAATAGGCCTGCAGCGACGAAGCAGGCATGTTGCGGATGAAACTCGTCACTGAGGCCATGATCGGTGCTCCTTAGCCCTTGATGGTGCGCGGGTCGTTCCCGTGCGAATCGGACTGGCCGATACGGCCATCCTGGTTGTGGATCTTGAACTCCGTCCCGGCGTTGCGGCTCATCTCCCTCCCGCGGTCGATCGCCTCCCGTTTCGTGTCGAAATGCCCGCTAGCGCGGTCGGCCCCGCCGCGGCGAACGTCCCAACCGCCGCCGGAATTGGGAACTACGTGATGGGTTCCTGACCCTTTGCCTTTTGCCATGACGGCCTCCTGTCTTGTAAAAGCGCTAACTACAGTTCGTTCTTGCGAACTTCTGCGGAAGATAGGGATTGCGCGTATGGCGTGTCAAGCACTAGATGTATCGCGACAACGAACTCGTTGAAAAACAGGAGGACACCGGTGCCAACACCATTGGGAGAGCGCGTTCGAGAGCTCAGACTGAAGCGAGGTCTGACCTTGGAAGCGCTGGCCGAGCGGGTCGGATCGAGCAAGAGCTACATGTGGGAGATCGAGAACAAGGAGGTTACGCGGCCATCTGCGGAGAAACTGCAGCAGATCGCCTTGGCTCTGGAAACGACCACTGACTATCTGCTCACCACTGAAGCCGTCACTGAGGCCGATGCCGACGACACGGCCTTCTTTCGCAAGTATCAGAGGATGAACCCCAAGGGGAAAGAGCGACTTCGAGAGATGCTGAGGATCCTGGACGACGAGGATGAATGACCGATAGAGCCCGAAAAACGCCCCGGCGGGCTGCCAACGATCTGACGGTTCTACTCCGAACCGTGTTGGGGGAGGACCGATTCCCGGTGGACGTCGAAGCGCTGGCGTTCGAGGTCTCGCGCAATCATGAAGATCCGATCACGGCCGTAAAGGGTGTCGAGATAGACGGCTTCGAGGGCATGCTGCGCGCGCGGCGCAAGAAGCCCGGTTGGCAGATTCTCTACAATACGCAGCCGCGTTACCGCGGGCGCGAGCGTTTTACGTTGGCTCACGAGTTCGGGCACTACCTGCTGCATCGGCGCCCGCTCACCGCCGACCACTACCGTGATGGCGAGCTGTCCGACGACTACGATTTCGAGTGCCTTCCGCTCCAATCCAACGACTGGAAGGACGCCGAGAGGGAGCGCGAGGAAGAGGCCGACACGTTCGCCTCCTTCCTGTTGATGCCCATCGACGACTACCGCAACCAGATTGGCGGCCAGGAAATGACGCGCGATCTCCTCGGCCACGTCACGGATCGATATGGGGTTTCGCTTCTCGCCGCAACGCGCAAGTGGATCGAGTTCACCGACACCCGGGCGGCCATGGTGGTAGCGCGTGACGGTTTCGCCCTCTGGGGCCGGGCCAGCACGAGCGCTTACAAAAGTGGCGTGTTCATCCGTTCCGGCATGCCGATCCCGGATGGTTCGGTGATGGCGATGGGTCCCACCTCGCAGCACTCCGGCTCACAGCGACCTACCACGCTGCCTGATGGCATCTGGTCATTCAGCCGGGGCTCGGAGCCCGTCCGCGAACTCGCTTTCTTTTCTGACCGCCTTGGCATTTCGGTTTCTCTTTTGCAGTTCGACGGTCGCGGTGGAGGAGCGGACACCGAAGAGGAGGAGCCGTGGGACAGCTATGACCAGTTCATTGCTGGCGTCAGAGAATAACGGTGGACGCAAATATGGTTGATCTCAAGCATTCTGATATCCGAATTATCGATAACGCCTTCCAGGCCGACCCCGGCTATGTCCTCAATTTCTCTGACCGGACATTTCGAGAATATTTCGAGGACGAGTTCAAAATCGATATCGATGATCGAAAGTACCAGTCCAACGGAACATCGAAGATGAACCGTCTGCGGGCATTCTGTCGTGTTGAACCCCCGGCTACCGTTTCGCGAGTGCTGCGTAGCCTGTGGCAGTACCGTGAAGCAACCCGGTCTCCGGGTCCGCGCGACGGTGAGATTGGAGTAAATTTTTTCGACCTTCTCTCACGTATAGAAGGCGGCGGTACAATCGCTCGAACGGATGCGATCGAACGATTCGCCGTCGACCAGACTCTCGACGAGCTGGTTGCCGCTATAGAACGCGACATCATTGCCGATCGCCCCGCAGCGGCTTTGGATCGCCTACATACCTACTGCGCAAAGAAGTTTGGGCACCTGCTCGACCGGAGAGGCATCACCTGGGATCGGACCGAGCCCCTCCACAGCCGCGTCGGCAAGTATGTCAAGGCTTTGAAACAGGAGCGGGAGCTCCGGGAAATGACGGAGCAGATCATCAAGAATTCGATCGGTGTCTTCGACAAGTTCAATCACGTTCGGAATAATCAGAGCCTCGCTCATGACAATGAGCTGCTCGACAAGGCGGAGGCGCGGTTCATCTTTGACTCGGTGTGCGCGGTGCTACGTTTCGTCAAGAGCATCGATACCGTTCGATTCGATGACTGACCGTCCCTTTCAGAAGGAAGCAGTCACCGACAAGGACCATACGATCTGCGTCACGCTTCGAATGATTGCGCGCAACCACGTTAAGTCATTGAAATAGATTGCATATAGCCGTTTCGCGACTACCGTTTGCTGATCATCTTTTGTTGCGAACGGTCTCATGCAAGAATCTCGATCCGGCCCGAACCCTCTGTTGCCCGCCCGTCTGTCGGCGGATGAACGCCTCAATGAACTCGCGTGCATTATTGCGGCGGGGCTGAGGCGTATTCTGCCAGAGCAGTCCAGTTCTTTATCTGCAGTCGGCGAAGTCAGTTCATTCGACATTCTCGCCCTCAAACGCCGTGTTGGTCGTCGCAAACCGAGCAACCGAGATGGAGGGCAATGATGCCAGGAACAAAGAGAAAGATTGATCGCCCGCCGGGGCGGCCGGGCGAATGCGCCTCGGCGGAAGCGAGCGTGATCATGCAGCTTTCAGCGCTCAAGCAAATGACGGTCGTGGAGCTGAAGACGAGGTGGGAGAGCCTCTTCGGCTCGTCCGCTCCGAATAACAGCCGCAGCTACCTTGAGCTGAGGCTCGGCTACCGGATTCAGGAACTGACCCTCGGCGGGCTTTCGCGCGAGACGCGACGGACGTTGGACCTGCTGGCCGACGAGATCGAAGGCCGGATCGGGAGAAAGGCGATCATCGCAGATTCCCGCAATCCGGTCGTCGGCACGCGGTTGGTGCGCGAATGGGACGGGGTGGAGCACACCGTCGCGGTGATGAAGGACGGCTTCGACTTGCAGGGGCGCAAATTCAAATCGCTGTCGGCGGCGGCGCGAGCAATCACCGGCACTCAGTGGAATGGCTACCGCTTCTTCGGCCTGCGCGAAGCCCGGAAGGACGACCGATGAGCCGCCTGCAGGAAACCGTCGCGATCATGCCGCGCCGCCAGCGCTGCGCCATCTATACCCGCAAGTCGAGCGAGGAAGGGCTCGACATGGAGTTCAACAGCCTCGACGCCCAGCGCGAGGCCTGCGAAGCCTATGTGACGAGCCAGAAGGCGGAAGGCTGGTCCGCCATCCGCGAACGCTATGATGACGGCGGGTTCTCCGGTGGCACGCTGGAGCGTCCCGGCCTGAAGCGCCTCCTCCAGGACGTCGAGGCCGGTCTGATCGACGTGATCGTGGTCTACAAGATCGACCGGCTGTCGCGCTCCCTGATGGACTTCGCCAAGCTGGTCGAGATCTTCGACCGCAATCAGGTGACCTTCGTGTCGGTCACGCAGTCGTTCAACACCACAACGTCGATGGGGCGGCTGACCCTGAACATCCTCCTCAGCTTCGCTCAGTTCGAGCGAGAGGTGATCGGCGAGCGCATCCGCGACAAGGTCGCCGCCTCGCGCAAGCGCGGCATGTGGATGGGCGGTTACGTCCCACTGGGATACGACGTGCGCGATCGCAAGCTGGTGATCAATGAAGCCGAAGCCGCGACAGTCAGGATGATCTTCGAGCGGTTCGTGCAAATGGGCTCCGCGACTACGCTGGCGAAAGCGCTGGCGGCCGAAGGCGTGCTGAACAAGCGCGGCAAGCTGATCGACAAAGGCTTCCTCTACAAGTTGATCAACAACCAGGTCTACCTCGGCGAAGCCGTCCATAAGGGCACCGCCTATCCCGGCGAACACGAAGCCATCATCAACCGTGACCTGTGGGACAAGGTGCACAGCATCCTGCAGGAAAGCCCGCGGCTGCGGGCAAAGAATACGCGGCGCCAGACACCAGCCCTGCTGAAAGGGATCATTTTCACCGCGACAGGCGCGGCGATGACGCCGACAGCGACAAAGAAGGGCACGCGCCTCTATCGCTACTACGCATCGATGGACCTGATCCGAAACCGCCCCACCGGAGAGACTTGTGGCCCGCTGCGCTTGCCCGCAGGTATGGTCGAGGATGCCGTCATCGGAGAAATCCGCCGCATGATCCGCGCGCCCGAGATCGTGGCCCGAACGATCAATGCCCTTCGCGAGGAGAGCCCAACCGTCGATGAGAAGGCGGTCGTGAAAGCGCTCGGCGAGTTCGATCAGCTTTGGGCGGCGCTCTATCCGTCGGAGCAGACCCGCATCGTCCAGCTTCTGGTCGAGCGTGTGACCGTCGGGGAAGACGGCATCGCCGTCGATCTGCGCCATGAGGGGCTGGGCTCGGTCCTTCGGGACATGATGGCGCCCCGCCAAACGGAGGCCTGCGCATGACCAGCACGGGTAACACTATCCGCGTCGTCATTCCGCTGACGATCCGCAAACGCAACGGGCGGCCGAAGATCCTTCCGCCCGATTATGTGGACGTGCGAAACGGCCGGGCGCAGGATCCGCATGTGCTGCGCGCCATCGCCCGCGCCTGGAACTGGCGGCGGCAGCTGGAAACCGGCGCCGCTTCCACCATCCAGGACATCGCCGCGGCCGAGAAGGTCTCCGACAGGTTCGTGAGCCGGATGATGCGGCTCGCCTACCTGTCGCCCGAGGTGCTCGATCACCTCGTCATCAGGCGCGTGCCACCGGCGCTTTCGTTAAACGACCTCATCGCTGTCGCCGACCGGCCATGGGCGGAGCAGATGGGGATTGTGTTTGAGGCATCGCGATAGTAGCGCCGCTCGGAAGGTCGGCTGCGGCCCCGATAACCGATATCGCCGCCACGGATCCCTACGTTGTCGCGTTCGGGTCTGGCGCCAGGATCGGCCAGGGCTTACCGGACAGCAGATCGGGGTGACGTGGCTCGGCCTCCGGCATCCCGTGGTCATCCCTGATCAAGTCGATCTGGCGAAGACAGCGGGTAGCGGCGTCCGCGGATCCCCCGTCCGTCGTCAGCGCAAACAGCTTTTGTCTCAAGCTGCCGGCAGGAACAGGCACGACGTTGTACGCGGCCTTCCAATCTTCCGAAGGAACCTGTTCGGTGATCACGCTTTCAATTGTGCGCCAACCGACAAGCGAGCGCTTCAGATCATTCTCAAACTTGACCAGCAGCAGTAGTCCCTCTTCATCCGGGTTTTCGGCAACGGCGTCGGCGAGCGTCGCAAGTCCGGGTGAGGTTGGCCCGTCCTTCAACAAGCCGTACACATGAACGCGCAAATCGGGGTGAGCATCAACCAGGCTCCCAAGCTCCCTTGCAAGATGCCAGCTATCCATGGAACTGCTTTCAAAGACGCCTTCGGCAGTCAGGTCGAGGATACGACGCGCTGAAGATCGTGTTCCGAGCCGCAAGGCAGTCGCTCGCCAGTGATGGTTTGCATAGAAGCCTGCGTCTTCCTCGGCGAGCTTGAACAAGACATCTTCCGCTTGATCGGAAGGAGAATCGGCGAAGGCTCCCACCATTTCCTCTAGGAAGCGCGGTTCACGTTGCGCGGGAGGCATGCCGTGAATGACAGCCAACGCCTCTGCGGGGCGGTTTCCGAACGGCAGAAGGCGCAGCCATGCCTTTAGCTCATAGCCCTCGCTTTGGGTCAGGATCCACGTCTCAGTCTTCGCCGCCTCGAAGGTCTCGGCAATGCCATCGACCACAACCTTTGTGTCGATTTCCTCGCCAGAGAGTACGAGGCTAAGGAGCAGATCGGCGCGTGCTCGCCTCGGCGCCAGGGCGATGAGACTCTGGATGGTGCTATCGCGCCTTCCGTGCGGCAGCTGCGAGGCGGCGATGCCTAGTTCGACGCCGAGCTTCTTCGACTCGTTCGTGGCGCCTTCCGCGATCAGCGACTCGATTGCGGCGAATACTAATTCCGCCTCCGCGGAAGTCTCGTCAGGATCAGTAGCGAGACGGGCCCGCTTCTCCTTCACACCCGAGAGGTCAACGCCTCCGAGAAAGCGCTTCGCTTTCGGCGGCTCGTTCACGGTCCGCCATTGGTCGGCAAGCACCCGCGCGGCGAGCGCACCGAAATGCTCGTCAGCCAGATACTCTTGCATCGTGGCGGCCGTCTCCGGCGTTTTGATCGCCAAGAATGCACGTTGATACTCATGTGTCATCGGCATGCGAGCCTCGTTCACGGCCTCGCACGGCCGCCATCTGGCGGCTTCAGCTTCCCTCCGGAAAGCTCGGTAGCGCTCTAGATTGTCGTCCAGCAGCTGCTTCAAGATGGGCAATAGGCTCACGGATGGCACGTGGCTGGCAAGCGTCGCGACGTTGGCCTTCTGCCAGCGCTTCGCGTCGCCTGAGGCAAGCAGGCGGTTGCCCCAGTCTTCGACCAGGTTTTGAATAGCCATAACCGAGTCCGCGTCGAAAGGCCTACCGCGATCGGTCTCGCCGTCGGGATGGCGTGAGAGCAGATCCGCCAACCGCGCTACCCCTTCATTGTCCGCCTGCGCCGAGCGCGCAAGGACGGCGGCAACGAGGCTTGGACCCGGCACATGTGCGATGCGGGTTTCCAGCCCCCTGTAAGTTTCACCAGCCGCTTGGTCGTACGTGCCGTCAATTCGCAGGCGCGATCCAACGTCGAGCAATGCGTCAACCAGGCGACCGACGGTCTCCGGCCCAAGCACTGACGCGGCAGCTTCGGCGCGATCGTCATGGCGGGCGGGATCGGCCAGCGCCAGTTGAAGCAGCGCCTCGTCTTCCAGAGTGAACCCGGCGGACGCTAGAATATCGTCCGCGCCATAGAACAGTGTACGGCCCGCGCGGACGCGCGCCAGCAGCCCGTCCGCGACCGCGTGGGGATAGCGGCTGCGCGCCTCGTAGGTGAGTTGCAGCTTGGTGTCTTGCCGCTGATCGATTTCCATCGCGCTGATGATGTGGGACAGCTCGGCACTGTGGTCGTCGGTGCCCTGCGCGTACACGATCACACGCAACCGATCAGCGAGCGATGCTTTTTCCACCTTCTGCCGCTGTTGTGCCGCCGCGAGTCCTTTTCGGACCTGTTCGTCCTTCACTTCATCTACGAGGCCCTTGCGCGCGACTAGGTCGAAAGTTTTGTCGCTCGCCTCCCTCAAGACCTCCGCGACGTGGCGATCGGCGCGCCGGAACGTCAGCGCATCGACGACAGAGGCCTGCACTTCCGTATCAGGGTCGTCCTTCGCAATCGCGGTCGCGAGATCGAGGCCGTCCATGCCGCTATTCGAGGCCATCTCGTACAACAGCACCGTTCGCGCCTTCTGAGGCAAGGCTTTGATCTTCGTCCCGGCATCAGCTCCGAGGATTGAAGGCCTGAATCGTCTGCAATTGCGCAAAGCCTTGAGGCTGATCTGCTCGTTTTCGTTGGTGATAAGCGGCCAGACAGCATCGAGGAATTCGGGACGGCCCGACGTGAGCATGAAGCGGAAAGCGCGATCCACTTTTCCGGGCGCGTGCCAGCGCGCCACGAGTCCTTGAATGGTCACAGTGATCTGCGCCCAGACTTCTTCCGTGGAGCGGAAGATCATTTCGGCGGCGAGGATGGGATCAACCTCGAACGCGGCGATAATCGCCTTGCCACACACAGCACGCTGGTGCACGTCGCCTCGTGCCAAACGCTCGATCGCGAAGAGGATGGCTTCCTCCCAGGCGGGGAGGTTGAACACTTCTGCCTTCAATGCCTCGCGCGCTTTGGGATCGGCGATCTCGGCGATGATCCGCCGTTCGACCGAATGAGAGGCGTACCATTCCTGAAACTGCTGGTGCTGGAACGAATAGCCAGGCGTGTCGCCCATACGCGTCAGCACGTGGTTGCTGACAAGCACATCGAGCACCGTGTCGGGCTGCGGCTTGATCGTGATCTGCCAGTTGTCGGCCAGAAGGGTTTCCGTCTCGAAGATCGATCGCCGCGCGTTACTATCGGCAATGGCCGTGTTCGCGGTCTGCGTGGCGAAGACGGCGAGACCACCGAGATAGTCCTGCTGGAACCCTTGCACGGTGGCGCGCAGCGCTTCGGCGCGGCTCGCGTCCCTTTCGTGCGCAGACACGAAGTGCCGCAACACCTCCTCCTTGGTCGTCGGGAACGGGGCGTTTTCGGGGAGCGATAGAAGCGCCGTGAGATAGAGAGGGATTGTCACAAGCTCGCGCACACCCGCCGTGCGCCACGCCTGATCTACGATCTTGGCGCCGGCGTCGCCGCGCATCGCGACCGCGATCTGCATTTGCTGCTCTTCGTTGAGCGGCAGGAGATCGACGCGCGTTCCTCCGAAAGGAACGTCGAGGGCTTGCCTGCGTGTCGAGATGACGAGGCCGAGTTCGGGCAACTCCGCCTTGAGCCTGGCGACCTGCACGCGCGCGCGGGTCCGCGCTTGGGCATCTAGCTCGTTCCAGCCGTCGAGCAGCAGCACGACGCCGGGCTGGGCGGCAGCCTCGCGGAAGTCATTTTCCGAGATTCCACGGAACGCCGGACGTTTGAGGATTGACTCCAGAACCGTCGCGCCTTCCGTCGCCCAATCGCCGAGCGGCACGACGAAGGGCATGCCGTTGCCGGTAGCCAGCACGCCTTGGGCGATCTGGAAGAGTGTTGTGGTCTTGCCCATACCGGGGCCCGCGACGAGGATCAGATCGTCCAGCGAAGTAACCGCCCCCGCCAGCACGCTTGTCGTCACTGGGTCGTCGAACCCGTTTACTTTCAACGTGAGAGCGACTGACGTGGACGGCCATTTCACGGTCTGTCGGAAGACCTTGAGATCTGCTTTTGCGGCGGTCCGAATTCGCGCCGCCAACTCCATGTCCGTGGCAACCGTTGGCTTGCGCAACGTTTCGTCGCGCAGCACACGACGCCACGACTCGATTTCCACCTGTCTCTTCCATTCGCGCAGCCGCTCGACAGTGAATTCCGGATCGGTGGAGTCGATGGCCTTGCCATGATCGCGGCACATCCAGATTCCGTTTTTCGTGGAGGAGCGCTCCCCCGGCGACATCGTCTCGTCGTAGCGCGGGCCGCCGGGTGCAGCCGCGCAGATGTGGGCCGCCGTGCCGATGTTGATTTCGCCTTCTCCGTCCGACGTTGCACCGACCGTCGGCGTACGACAGGTCGGAAACGAGCACAGCCAGCCAGCGCGCTTTGCAATCTGGAGCTTCGTCTTCTCTGAGAAGTCGTCTCTATTGTTCTTCGCCACAGGGGGGGTACTCGAAGGAATCGTCGAAAGGGGTCAGTCTAAAGACGTACCGCAAAAATTCCGTTTCAGACATGCTGGTCTATGTCCGCCAAGGCACCAAGCAACAGATCTTGACACATCCTTTGCTGACGAGGCGAGCGACGGTGTCCCGCCTTCGCAGGCGACCGTCTTGACGCGTGACGTTTCTCCCGCTCAGACTGCGTCGCATTTCGCCTCATAACGCCTACTTCGCGTTCTCTTGGTGACGACGCCAGCCGGGAGCATGGCCGCAGAAAATGCACCGGAGCGGTGAACGGAAGTGACTGAAAACGTTAGTTCTCGCGAAGCCGAACCGATTTCGTCGAGGTTCGCTCGGTTAGAGACGAAAGCCGTTCAGAGACCGAAATTAGGCGCAGCGCCAGTCTCCGAGGTTCGGGCGGCTCCAGCAAACCCCTTTGAAACTTGGGAGAAATCCGGCGCTTGAGACGCGCCGTTCGGAGTTCGCAACGTGATGATGGCGGAGAGAGAGGGATTCGAACCCTCGGTGGGGTTGCCCCCACAACGGTTTTCGAGACCGCCCCGTTCGACCACTCCGGCATCTCTCCACTTTCGGCGGACAGCCATATTCGCAGTGCGCGGGAACCGCAAGAGGCACGCTGGCAGGTTTTGTGCAAATTTGTGTCCGATGCATCATTCTGGCCGAAACGCCGGAGGCCGGTGTCCCTGGCATGCCTGTGGGGCCATTCGGTGGAACGGGTTTTCACCGCTGGCGCCAAGACGGCGCTAGCGGCCACGGGAAATCCATGGTGGGAGATCGAATGATGGTGCGGGCTTGAAAGGCTCCGGGAGGAAGGCGGAACCGCGCTCCAGCGACCCCACATGTGGAGGGCGTCAAATTGCCGGTTTCGCAATGCGCAATGCCGAACCGGGAATGCCGGTCCGGCACGCGTACCAGTGGCCGGCAACCTGCGACAGGAGAGGCGCATCTTGCGTGCGCGTCCGTGGCTCCACCGGAATGTCGAGGCCATCCACGCATGCGGTCAGCGCTTCATGGGGGCTGGAGGCATTCACGATCCTGCCTCTCTTGACCTCGACGCCGGATTTCAGAACCGCAGCGGTCACCTGATTGCCCTCGCGCCAGATGCCGATCACGTCGTACTTGATGTATTGCGCACCCTGGCCGGGCTCCTTGCTGCGGAAGCCCTACATCAAGCTAGTGTTGTTGAACTAACCCTCGCCGGGTCCGCCACAGGAAGCAACCGCAACGTCCTCGACATTCAGATGCGGGACGGCTTGCTCAACCTCTTCTGGCAACCGGAGCACTACGTCGACGCCACAGAACCTCTGAACCTCGTAATTCTCGCACAGAGTTTGAACCTGCTTGACCACCGGCACAAAGGCCCAAAATCGAGGTCCGCGGTCAGGCAAGATGCAGCGGCGGAACCGATGATTGCCCCGCGGACGGTCACGACGCCGCAACTTTCATTCATTTATTTTCCTCGTCATCGGGGTGGCCCAGTTCGGTGAACCAGCCGCCGAGATAGCGGACGGCCGGGGAATTCGGGCCGAGCGGAACGGTGGAGCCCTCGACCTTCTCACGATAGGGTTCGGAGCTGTCCTGCGGAACATAGCCCAGATGCCCGGCGAGCGAGTTGTCGACCGGCTTCACCTTGTTGTCGGACATGCCGACGGTGATCGTGAAGCCCATGTAGGGCGCGGTCAGGGCCGAGCTCACGAGACGCACGCAGTCGTCGAAACTGAGCCAGGACCATAGCATTCGGCGGTCGGCCGGTTCCGGAAAAGACGAGAAGATGCGCACGCAGGTGCTTTCGATGCCGAACTTGTCCCAGTAAAGTGAGGCAAGCCCCTCGACAAAAACCTTCGAAACGCCATAGAGGCTGTCGGGACGGCCGAGCGCGTTGCCGCTGATGTGATCTTCCAGCTTGTAGTAGCCGATCGCATGGACCGAGCTGGCGTAGATCACCCGCTTCACACCAAATTTCCGGGCACCTTCATAGATGTGGTAGCTGCCGCGGATGTTGCTTTCGAGGACCTCGTTCCAGGGACGCTCGAGCGGCGCACCGCCGAAATGGACGATTGCGTCGCAGCCCTCGACAGCGGCCATGACGGCCGCTTCGTCGGCGAGGTCGAAAACCGCCACTTCTTCGTTCGCCTTGACTTCCGTCACTTCGACCCGGTCGGCAAGGCGGAGCGTGTCGGCAAGGGGCGCAAGCCCCCGCCGGAGTTGCGTGCCGAGACGCCCCGCGGCGCCGGTGATGAGAATGCGCTTGAATGGTCTGCTCAT